CCACCCCACTTTTGTGAGATAAGGCTTCAACATTTATTAAATAAATACCAAGCTTTCCTGACAATATTTCATTATCTATTGTTTTTTTAGTTTTATTCCAAGAATAAATGACATGAGAAATTTCATTAGATAAGTGAGTATTTATTTCATCTTCCCAATTTAAATAAACTGATTTAGGTGCAATTATTATTGCTGTATTTATAAGATTTTGTTGTTTTAAAATACCAATATTATCTATGGCAACTTTAGTTTTACCGGTACCCATCTCCATAAACCAAGCATATTCTTTTTTATTCCATGACTCTTGCAAGGCTTTTATTTGATGGTCGTAAGGTTTCGTCTTAAAATTGTATTTGATCATTGTTCATTATTAATTTTTTATTTGACATCATTTATAAGATAATTTAAACAACATTACAAACAAAAAAAGGAGGTCTTTATGGATCTTGAAAAATTGTCTTCATCAATAGATGTAGACAGTAGTAAAGTTAAGGATATATCCGTAGCTTGCACAAGGTTATTAGATGTTCAGAAACAAATAGCAGATATCGAGAATCAATTAAAAACGGTTCAAGAACAGGAGCTTAAGTTATCTGAGCAGATAATACCTAATTTAATGCAAGAGATGGGTATTTCTTTATTAAAATTAGCAGATGGTTCAGCAGTAGAGGTAAAACCCTACTATGCTGCTAAGATCCCAACCGATAAAACCACTGAGGCATTTCAATGGCTCAGGGACAACGGACATGGTGATTTAATCAAAAACAATATAACTGTAACTTTTGGTAGATCTGAGGATGATAGGGCTAAAGAACTTATTGACTTATTTCAACAAAAAGGTCATAGTTATAAGCAAGCCGAAAAGGTTGAGCCGATGACTTTGAAAGCGTTTGTAAGAGAACAAATTCAAAATGGTCGTATGGTTCCTTCCGATATATTCGGTATATACGTTGCAAACAAAACAAAAATAACAAACAAGGAGTAAATAATGGTTGCACAAGCACAAGTAAAAGCAGTAGTAAAGAAAAACGAAGCACCACTACCTTCAGTTGACATTGCGTCACTGGAAAAGATGTCTGGAGCAGGATTAGAAAACATAGGATCACAAGATGTGGCTCTACCGTTTTTAAAAATCTTGAGCCAACTTTCCCCACAGGTAACTGCTGGTGATTCTAAATACATAGCTAACGCAAGACCTGGTATGATTTATAATACTGTGTCCGATCAATTATATGATGGACCTGCAGGTATTAGAGTCGTTCCATGTTTTTATAAGTTAGAATATCTAGAGTGGAGAGATAGAGGCAAGGAAGGTGCAGGAGCGCCTGTTGCTATCTATGATTCATCATCAGATATATTAACTAAAACTAAAAGAGGTCCAGATAAAAAGGATCGTTTAGAAAGTGGAAACTATATTGAGGAGACAGCTTCTCACTATGTTTTACTAGTTGATGAAAATGACCAACCTAAAGAGTCAGCTTTAATTACAATGAAAGCAACTCAGAGAAAAAAATCCAGAAAATGGAATTCTATGATGATGACTCAAAGAAGAAAAGGTGTGAAAGGCTTTTTTATGCCGCCCGCATTTTCTCAAATCTATGTCCTTAAAACTGTTTTAGAAAAAAATAGTTTAGGTTCATGGTATGGTTGGGAGATTGAATGGAATAAAGATATTCCAAACAATACATTGCTTAATGCAGCGCAAGATTTTTACATGAGTTGTAAAAAAGGAGCAATAAATGTTAAGCATGGTGAAGAAGAAGTTGAAGCAACTACTGAAGAAACTCCATTTTAATTTATGGACTTCGGTAGGTTCCTAGAACTCTTCGATGGATCCAAACGAAAGTACGGCATCTTCAAGCCTTCGGGCTTGAAGAGGTCGGATGGTAAAGTTGAAGGAGAATATAATTGGAAAGAATTTCCAGTAGATGGAAACGAACTTCCATTATTTACAGATCACATTGAGGGAAAAACTCCTATTGGTATTGTACCAACACGTCCAGATGGCTCCTGTAGCTATGGATGTATTGACGTAGATAAAATTAAATCAGTTGAAGAAGCTAACGAAGTATTAGCAAAAATAAAATCATGGGGATTACCCTTTACACCATTTAAATCTAAATCTGGTGGTATACACGCATATTTATTCATAGATGGAAGTGTCTCAGCAAAAGAATTAAAAACAAGATTAAGAACATTATCTTTAAAATTAGGAAGACCTAAAAAAACAATTGATATCTTCCCAGTGCAAACAAGATTATCAGAAGATGGAACAGGCAACATGTTAAACGTTCCTTATTTTAATGCGCAAGATACTGGGCCAGAAAGAAGATGGGCAATTAAAGATTATGACATGAATGATCTTTATACATTAGAAGAGTTTTTACAAATGCCTATTACAAAAATAACACCTGAAGAATTATTTAAAATAGGAAATAAATTTACATCTGATTATCCTCCATGCATGGATTATTACTTTGAGAACAATGTAGGAGAAGGAGAAAGAGATAAAGTTTTAATGCAGTATGGATGTGTTGCAAGGAAGATTCACGGAGAAGATGAAGAAAAGATAAGAAATGACATGCATGAATTTGTAGAAAAACATTTTCTATCTAAAGACGGTTTTAATAATAAAGAATTTGCTACAAAGGTATCTCAAGTAATGAAAAAGAAAGATGTGGTAGATCAAAAAGATGAAGAGGATATTTGGTTATATAAAAATAATTGTAGACAAATAGATGAGTTAGGACACTGCGATCGTGTTGGCTGCAGAACTAGGAAGTATGGTTTGGTAGAAAAGATTGTAATGGTAACGGATTACAGGATGCTTAAAACAATGCCTAGAAGACATTTACTTACAATGGTTAATGAACAAGGAGATGAAATTGTTGTATCAATGACAACAGATCAATTGTGGACTCAGAATACAATAGCTAAAAGATGCTGGGAAGAAAACATACAGTGGACGATGCTTCCATCAGAAGAATTTCAAACAATGAAAGATAATTGGTTTACTCAAATGAAGATAGTAGACAGTTATGATGAAGGGGAAGAAAAAATGTCAGAGTTTTTTTCAATACTTACTGCTTTTATTGATGAGAGAAGAGGTGGTAATGACATAAGCCAAATAGAAATGGGTTATGTTTGGAAGGATGATAAAGAAAATGGAAGATACTTTTGGAATGTAACTTCATTTAAAAATTATGCAAAACAAAAATATAACAAAGCATATGAAACAAGTCTTGGTGAAATTTTAGCTAAACTATGTGAAAAAGAAAAGAATAAGTATCCAGATAAAAAAGATGCTTATAAAAGATTTATTCAATTACATAAAACATATCAAGAGTATAAAGGCAGATGTTATTCAACACTTCAAACATTTAAAGTTGTACCAAGGGACAACAGTGAAAACATAGAGAGTTTTAAAAAAGAAATGAAATCAAATGAATTTACCGCAAACTAAAATTAGAAATGCAGCGGATAGTATAAGAGAAAATCCTGAAATACTTAAAGCTATCGCTAAAAAAACAATTAAAATATTTGGTCCTCCTGGCACAGGAAAAACACATAGTTTATTAGACATAGTTGAGAAAGGTATTTCAAGAAAACATATGGTGCCTGATTACATTGGTTTTTGTTCTTACACTGTAAAAGCTGCAAGAGAAGGAATGGAGAGGGTTCTTAAAAAATTCAAAGGTACATACAGAGAAGATTCTTTTTCATTGTTTAAAACAATTCATTCAATGTGTTTATCAAGAACAAGAGATGCAGCATTAGAAATAATAGATGAAAGAAAACATATTCCTGCTTTTAGTTATTTAGAACGAGGAGAAAAAATTAAATTAGAAGTTGGAAAAGATGATGATGGAAAATTAGTAATTAAAAACTATCCTATTCAATTATATGAAAAAGCTAGGAACTGTAAGATAACTTTAAAAGAAGCTTACGACAGTGATAGTTCAGAAGGTAAGACAAAAGATTGGCGTAATTTAGTAGACATAGTTAATAATTGGATAAAGTTTAAGGAGGGTTTCTTTATGGACTTTACTGATATGGTTGAAAACTTTTTAATTAACGATCATTCTTTTGAAACAGATTATTTTATTGTAGATGAAGCACAGGACTTAACTCCATTACAATGGGACTTTGTTTATTTAATGGCAGCTAAAGCTAAGAAAGTTTATATAGCAGGAGATGATGACCAGGCTATACATGAATGGAATGGAGCTAGTGTTGAAGAATTTTTAAAGTTTCCAGGCAGATCTATTGTTTTAAGACAATCAAGAAGATTACCAGAAGAAGTATTAAGATTTTCAGTAAATATTATTAAGAATGTAGTTAATAGAAAAAAGAAACAGTATTATCCGGCAAAGCACAAAGGATATGTAAGCACAGATAATTTCAAATTAAGTCATGTTAAATTTAAAGATTATCCTAAGGATACTTGGATGATACTAACAAGAACTAAAAATGAATTAGTTGAAGTAAGAAATACTGCTAGAGAGATGGGATTACATTTTAAAAGTGCAAAGGGCTTAGGATCAGTAAATCCAACTGATTGGAAATCTATTGCCTTATGGACTAAATTAATGGAAGACGGTTATCTTAATAGAGAAGAAGTTACTTTTTTATATAAATATATAAATAACATTGAACATGGCTGGAGAACCATGACATCAAAAAAATGGAAAGCCATCAAGGAAGATCATTTTAATTATACATTATTAAATGAGAAATGTGGTTTAATACAGGATAAGGGACCATGGACAACGGCCCTAGAAATTAAAGTAGCAGATATAAATTATATACAAAGATTAATAGAAAAAGGCATTGATTATACCACTAAGCCATTGATTATTATAGATAAAATACATCAAGTAAAAGGTGGTGAGGCTGACCATGTAGTTGTTTTTGAAGCATGTCCAAAGATATGCACTTTAAGAGATAAGACACAAAAAGATAGAGACTCAGAGTTAAGAGTATGGTACGTAGCAGTAACAAGAGCTAAGAAAGGTTTAAACATTATTAAATTTAGCAAACCTTACGGGCATTATATGCCATTAGCTGCATTAGGATATGGACATGGAATATGACAAATAAAACTTTTTACAAACAAGTTGGTGGTAAACATTATAAGATAATGAAAATACAGCCTTCTCATTTTATAAATGAAAACAATTTACCTTTTGCCGAAGGTAATGCAATTAAATATATATGTAGACATAGATTAAAAGGAAAAAAAGAAGATATATTAAAAGCAATACATTATTTAGAAATGGTTATTGAGAGAGATTATGAATGAGTTATCAAATTAATATGACAATACCAAATTCAGAATGGGTTACTCCAAGTGAGTTTCCGGATCTTTCACACGAAGATGAAATAGCAATAGACTTAGAAACAAGAGATGAGAACATGAAAACTCTTGGAACTGGTTGGGCTAGAAGAGATGGAGAGATAGTTGGTATTGCAGTGGCTGCAGGTTCTTTTAAAGGTTATTACCCAGTTAACCATCAAGGTGGAGGTAACTTACCTAGATCAAAAGTATTTAAATGGATTCAAGAAGTATTAAAAACAGATGCTGCTAAAATAATGCATAATGCTCAATACGATTTAGGTTGGATTAGATCTATGGGTTGGGAAGTAAAGGGGCCTATCATTGATACGATGGTTACTGCTGCCCTGGTGGATGAGAATAGAAGAAGTTATTCTTTAAATAATTTATCAATAGAAATGTTAGGTGAGATGAAATCTGAAACAGAATTAAAAGAAGAAGCAGCGCAGAGAGGTTTGGATGCTAAAGCTGAATTATGGAAGATGCCTGCAATGGCAGTTGGTTTCTATGCAGAACAAGATGCTGTGCTTACTTTAAAACTTTGGCATCATTTAAAAACATTTGTTAAGAAAGAACAATTACAAACTATATGGAATACAGAAATGGAGCTGCTTCCAATATTAATACAAATGAGAGAGGTTGGAATTAGAATTGATTTAGATAAAGCTGAAATATTAAAGAAACAATTTAAAACATTGGAGAGCAGTTTAATTACAGAGATAAAAAAATTATCAGGAGTAGCTGTAGACATATGGGCTGCTAGATCAGTGGCTAAAGCATTTGATGCTGTTGGAATTAAATACGATTTAACTGAAAAAAGTAAAGCGCCATCGTTTACTACAAATTGGCTCACGAACAACGAACATCCACTTGCAAAATTAATTAGAGAAGCAAGAGAAGTAAACAAACTTCATTCAACATTTATAGATAGTTTTTTAAGATTCTCACACAAAGGTAGAATTCATGCTGAAATTAATCAATTAAGATCAGATACAGGAGGAACTGTGTCAGGAAGATTGTCCTATTCTAACCCTAATTTACAACAAATTCCTGCTAGAAATAAGGAATATGGTAAATTAATTAGAGGTTTGTTCTTACCTGAGGAAGGATGTAAGTGGGGATCGTTTGACTATTCACAACAAGAACCAAGACTGGTTGTTCATTACGCAGCAACTACAGATAAAAAATTAGGTGGTCTTGCAGGGGCAGATGTATTAATTAAAGCTTATAGGGAAGACGATGCTGACTTTCACCAGGTTGTAGCTGATATGGCTAATATCCCTAGAACACAGGCTAAAACAATTAATTTAGGTATATTTTATGGAATGGGGCAAGCTAAGTTAGCTAAACAACTAGGAATAACAGTAGAAGAAGCAAAAGCAATTTTAGCAGAATACAATAGTAAAGTTCCTTTTGTTAAACAATTAGCCAATAGAGTTCAAAAACAAGCATCAGAAACAGGTGCGGTTAAAACAATTGGTGGAAGGAAATGTAGATTTAATTTATACGAACCAAAAAGCTATGGATTGTTTTTAGCTTTAACTGAAAAAGAATATATTATGGAACATGGAAGTTTATCTTCTGCTAGAAGAGCGATGACATACAAAGCTTTAAATAGATTAATTCAAGGATCTGCAGCAGATCAAGTAAAAATTGCTATGGTTAATTGTTATAAGGCAGGACATATACCAATGTTACAAATTCATGATGAGTTATGTTTTAATATAGAGTCTGAAAATGATGAAAAAAATATCATTAACGTAATGGAAAATTCAGTAGAG